AATCCAGGGCCTCATCCCTAATCGATAGCTAAGTTCCCACTCCCGTCCCATGTAAGCAAAGATGCCAATGAGGAAGTGGAATACGACGAGCTGATACGGGCCTCCGTTGTAGAGCCATTCATCAAGTGAATGAGCTTCCCAAATTGGGTAGAAGTGAAGTCCGATGGCATTGCTGCTCGGAACGACGGCTCCCGATATGATGTTGTTTCCATAGAGAAGACTCCCTGATACAGGCTCTCTAATCCCATCGATATCAACCGGAGGAGCCGCAATGAATGCAAGAATAAAACAGGTTGCTGCAGTAAGGAGGCATGGAATCATCAGCACTCCAAACCAGCCAACATAAATACGATTGTTAGTGCTAGTAGTCCAATTAATAAAGCGCTCCCAATCATTAGACTGAGAGCGTTGTTCTGCGATTACAGCAGTCATTGAAGTTAGTTAAGTCGGGTTACGTTTACCCTTCCAACTCCAGAGCGTGTGAGACCGATCCGTTCAGCCGCACCTTTACTGAGATCAAGTGACCTACCATAGGCATATGGTCCTCGATCATTGACCCGTACAACGGCACACCTTTTGAAGCAGACTCGAAGTCTTGTTCCGAAAGGGAGTGTCTTGTGCGCTGCAGTAAGGCCGTATTGATTGTATCGTTCACCGTTAGCAGTAAGGTTACCCTGGAATCCAGGACCGTACCAACTAGCGATCACCGACAGTGTAGTTAGAATAGGAAGCATTATTCATAAGCAAAGAACTTTCATATTGCTTGCTTACATCAATCCGCCAATACACTCGCAGTATTGACGGACTTGCCAATATCAGCAGCCTTTTTTACCGCCGCCGCCTTTGCCGCCTTTGCTTTTCATGGTCAGAAATCAATATCAGAACGCTCAAGCTTGTCGATCACATCCTGACGATATGCAGGGTCTGAGTCATAGCGAGGATCAGCCATAGCTCGTACCAGCTCCTGCTGGCTACGGAAGGAATCCATTGATCGTGCAGGCTTGCCTTGCAGCGTTTCTCCTTCGTAACCCATAGCGTCTGTGTATCGATAGTAAAGTGCTTGGAGTGCCAGGTTGATGGCAGGCATGTTGCCAGTGTCAACCAACTGATCAAAGGCTTCAATCTCCTGAGGATCCAGGTTCTCTGAAGCCCAGCTAGTCAGCTGTTCGTACGCAGCATCACCACCTACTGAGTTCTTGATTTGATTGACTTGTGAGTCACTCAGCTCCACTCCTTGTGGTTGCTGTTGCTCAAGACCACCAATCTTATCTTGGAAGCGAAGGTATGCTTCAACGAGTTCTCGTGAGGACATCTCAGAGAACATCTCTAGAGTTTCCTCTGACAGCTGTCCGTTTTCGTTGAACTCAAGGTTTACTTGACTGATGAAGTCAACAGCAGGATCTTCTGATTCATCCTCAGAGTCCTCGTCGTTTTCTTCTTGGTACTCCTCTTCGCTTTCATATCCTTCTTCATCTGAATCTTGTCCACCAAGCTTCTTCTGTAGGCTTGCTCAAGTTCCTGAGCATTCTTGTACTTGCCTGCAAGCAGGCTTTCATGAGCAGCTTCTAGCTCTTCACCGATGGCAAGAGATTCAGCTTCATCTGCTTCGATGGAGCTTACTACTTCTGCAGGTGGAGTTGCATCATAGGTAAAGGTTTCAGCCATAAATACTATTGTTGAGGTGGTTGTTCATTTCCAGTCATGGCACCAGACATCCCACTGAACATCTCTTCAGCGTTGGGATTCTTAGAGGGATCAGCCATGGGTGCTTGCATGAATTGACCAGCTTGTTTGGTCAGGAGCATTGCAGCTTGTTGCTTCATCTGAGCAGACTGTTCTTGCTGCTGCTGCTCTGCACTCTTCACAAGGTTGAGAACATCAATGCCTTGTGCTGCTGCCAGACGCTTGATTGCTTCATCAGGGTTGATGAACTTCATCAGCATCTCTGGTCCCAGCGTCTGGGCAATGGTGCCAATGAAAGTGGTCAGTGACTCCCTGTCTTGTCCTCGACCCAGAGCATTAATACCAGCGACAATCGTTGGACGGACAATCTCTTTCGGGATCCGAGGAAGCTCACCACTGCGTTGCAGAACAAGCAGCTTGCGGTTGAGATAAGGAATCAGGAACTCTGAAGTCAGCAGGCTGAATAGTCCGCCAAGGGATGATTCGAGTTCAAGTTGAGTAAGGCGGACTTCTTCGGCAGTTGTGCGTTCGCTTTGACGAACAGTCAGTACAAGGAATGCATCAGAGATCCGACGCTCCAGCGTGGCAATCATGTTGGCAGCTGTACTGAAGTCAGCAGTCTTACCAACTTGAATCACACCGATATCCTCAGGCCTTCCCTGAACGATCGCTCCGTTGCCTGCCTGGGCCAGCGTCTGGGGTTTAGTCGTACTTGAGGGGGATACCACAAAGACGACTTTTGCGGCTGCTGCAGAGCCTTCTGTGAGGGCCTGAGCGAGTGCATTGAGAGACCTCAGATCACCAAGGAACTCCTCAACTCGTCCCCTTCCGTAGTTCTCTCCATCAACCGAATTGAAGCGAAGGACCAACCAAGGTGAGGCTTCCTTAGGAGCCTTGCTCTCAGTGCCAGGGATCCGCTTGTCGAAGACTTCCTGGTGCCAGATCCAGCGGTTGTTGTCCAGCTTGACGTGAGTAAAGACCTCAACGTCATCACCGTTCAACGTGCTGGTGTTGTTCATGGATGGGTTGGGTGACCGATCCAATGACTCAGAGATAGCTGTTGGAAGCAGCTTCTTGTTAATCAGTTCTTTCGTTACGATCTCTATTACTTGACCGTTACCATCTCTTTCTACGACGTACCTGTTCAGTGGGTAGTGCTTCAGACCTTCCTTACCCATGAAGATCAAGGCGTTACCACCAACGACCAAATGCTTAAGAGCTTGATGAACAGTGACCCTATCGCTGGAAGCAGCAATAGAATCCATCACCATCCGCTCCATCTTGGCAAAGCTCAGGTCAAGCTCTGAACGGACTTGTGCTGGCAACTCAGTGCCAAGCTTGTCATCTCGAACTTGAAGTTTGAAGAACGTAGTTTGAGGCGGCAGTAGTGACAGCATCAGCTTTGCTGCCAAAGTAACTACCGCCTTTGCTCCTACGGATTGCCAAGGCTGAATTAGATTCTGGTGTGTAACCCTTGTTTCATCACGTTGGATGAGGTAAGGAAGGGTGAGCTCGGAACACCGAACTGCTGTGTCAAGAAATTGAGAACGGTAGCTAGATAGCGCATCGTACCTGCTACGTGCTGTCATTTACTTATCCAAGATTGATCGAATTACCCGAAGAAGTAGACCCACTATTGAGGGGAATCTTCAGAGAGTTAGTACCTTTGTTGACTGCAAACGTTTCACGCTTACGGCTCTTATTCGTTTCCACTCCGCCTTGATAGTTACCGCTGACAGTTGCCATTGTATCCACAGGAGCAGGAGTGTATTGCTTCTTCATCGCTTCAACAGTGGTTCGGTTTTGTGCCTCTACTGTTGCAAGCTGACGTTCGTATTCTGCTGCTTGTTGAGCTGCTGCTGCCCTTGCAGCACCAGCCCCGCCATCACCACCACACATGGTTAATCGTCCTCTTCGAGTTTTGATTTGATGTAGTCCACAACACTGCGTTGACCAGCTCGATACATGATGTGCTCGATACTGTTGTCAGGTTGTGGTGTAAAGTTTGGGTAGAGATCTTCTAGTTCTTCTAGAAGACGTTCCACAGTCAGCCCTAAGTTAAGCGTACTGTGGGAGGTTCGTATTTGCATGTTCAAAGAAGGCAGGCATTCGAGCACGTTGTGTCTCAATAAGGCCCTCAGCCTTTCCTGAATACATCAACGAGTCACTCGAATCCAGCCAAAATTTTTTGTTCAGATACTTGTTGGGGTTGCTGCTGGACAGCGGTTCCATAATCCAGTTGATGGTTGCTTTACGGAGTTTGTCCAGAGAAGGACTGACCTTCAGATTCAGCTCCCGGCAAATCAGACTGTTGCAAGCTACGTGCACCTGCTCATCACGGCTGATGTCAGCGGATACTGTTCGTAGACCTGCATCACCGTTAAAGCGGAAGAACGGCAGGAGCACAAAGAAAATTGCACGCTCGGCCACCATTGCCTTGAGGACCGTGTGATCTGGATGAGCAACCCAGGCGTCCCTGAGACGGAGCGCTTCGGCTTCAGCTTTCTCATCAGTGCCGATAGCGTTGGCGATGTAAGAGAGTGCAAGATCATGCTTCTCTTCATCCTTGATATTCGATCGCAGAAGAGATACTGAGCTCTCTGGTACTTCACCTTTCAATGCCTCCTCAATGAATTCACCAACTGGTAGTTCCATATGGCGAATAGCGAGAGCACGATAGATGGTTTCCTCCGCTCCTTCAGCTAGCTCGCCTGCAGTTGTCTGGACAGGAGTCCAAGTTCGTTTACGTGATAGAAGTTTTTCGTATGGGTTCATTTCAGTTTTTATTCGCCACAGTTGCAATCAGGAGCAGGGTCATTCAACAAAGACTCCAGGTAGGCATCTACGTCTGACTCGTCCAATGCAGCGTATGCATTGCTCTTATCCTGCGTATCCCCCATGACCTGAAGTGAGTAGTAAAGAGAGGTTTGCGGTGATTGCAGCCACTCTTCAATAAAGGCTTCGTCGTACACCATCACATCGCTCCACGAGTTAAAGCTATAGCCGTGGAGAAGAGACGTGGAATCGAGAAGTTGGACGATACCGTTAGCCACTTTGAAGTAGGCATCCCAGCCCACCTCAGAAGCGATCTCGACCGGACCGTAGTCAAAGCTCTGCACACCAAAGGTGCCACTGTCACGATCGACGTTACGGGCGATTGGGGGAGCAATCTCGGGACATGTGGTGTACCCATCCAGGTCGGTGTACCGGTAGCTACAGGACGCAGTAGGAGCGATTGCAAAGGCACGGTCCATGTTGTTGGCACGGGCCACCTTGGCTGCGCTGTGAATGGCTAGCGACAGCTCATGGGCAATCTTGGTAGCAGGTGAGGCTTCATGAGAAAGATTCTTATTCAGCTTCTCAAGAGCTTCACCAAACTCTTTGTAAGTTACATTATAACGTCGAAGTAGGTTGGCAAGACCCAGCAGGCCCAAGCCAACTTGTCGGTCCGTTTCAGGAGCAAGATATTCACCTGTGTTTCCAACACCAGTCTTTGCGTGGAGTTCACATAGTTGTGCCATTCCATCAATAAATGCTGGAACGATATCTTCGATTTCACATTGTCCAAGGTTGACGTGTTGCAGCAGGCAGGTGCCCCTGGAGGGCAGGTAGACCTCAAGGCAGACATTGCCTCGAATCCGTTTGCCATCCTTATCTACCTTGGTTTTGTTGAGCCAGATATCCCCTTGCTTAATTCCCTGGAGCAGGCTCTCCTTCACCTCTGCTGAGGCTTCAGCCCACCAGTGGGGGTTGATGTTGACGCATCGCTTTACCCATGGCAGCTCAGACCTGCTGGCTGTGATGAAGTCAAGGACATCGGGGTGGTTAAGGTCAAGGTGGCAGACGACTGCACCATTCTTGTAGATCCCACCACGCCTCAGGATTTCGTTGAGGGTTGAGTAGATCTTGGCAAAGGAGACCGGGCCTGATGCCACAAGTCCCTTGCCATTCTCATCGCCTTTCGGTCGGAGCTTGGATAGATGGACAGCCACGCCAGCTCCGTAGCGGAGAGCGTGGGAAACAAAACGCCAGGATGCTTCAATTCCATTTGGTCCCTCCATAGTGTCCTCCACCACAAAGACAGTGCAGGAGACAGGCAGGCGGGAGGTGGGGTCGTCAATCCATGACTGCACACGCCCAGTACGGGCAATGAGTTCTTTTGTAGTGGTCGACATATTAAACAAGATCTAAGAGATTAGGTGGTTGGTAATTAGGTCCCTTGAGAACTTTTCCGTCTTCTCGATAGAGGGGCTTGCCATCCTCATCAAGCTTGGTCATGTTGCTTTGATGAACCCTATCGAGAGCTTCATCAAGATCCCAATTCATATTTTCTGCATACTGGTAACAGACGTATACCAGATCTGCAAGTTCTTTGAGGCAATGTGCTTTGTCCTTTGCCCCCATCAAGTACATATCGTTTTCAGCTTCCAGGAATTCCTTAAATTCCTCAACGATCAAATTCGTCTGACCAGTCCGTGAAACTTTGCTCGTACTGTTGTTGACCCGGAAACTTTTCCGAAACTCCTTTGCTTGTTCGCTCAGAAAGGATTTCGTTCTGGAGTTCATTCTGTAAGTAGTGGATTGCTTTGGTCAGGTCACTTATCTTGCTTTCCTTGTGGCCTGCACGGCAGACATATTTGATGGCATTACCCAGGTGGTAATTCAGTCCTTGGTCTCGGATGAAGTCCCAAACTTCAATCTGTCCGCGTCGATAATATTTTGGGCCGATGATGGGTTGGTTGTCTTGGGCCAATGTTTTAGAAGGTTGTTCAGGGTATTGGTGATGCAGAAGCTTTGGCGTTGCAAAGCCATGAAGACAGTGATGATGTCCTTCTTATTTGTAGAAGGATTGTTCAGCGCATCTTCAATCTGTCGTAGCTTGAACTGCTGCTCCATCGTCAGCTCCAGCACTGGAGGAGGCGGGAGGTTCCCAGAGTCGAACTGCTTGTTCAGAAAAGTCATAGTTCTCTACTTGTAAGATCTTGGCTAGGCGTGCATTGAGAAGAGCTTCTTCCACACCAAGGTCTTTCTCTTTGAATGCGTTGACGACTGTCTCCCAGTTATCTCCGTGCTCATCCAGCAGAGCTACAGCTCTTTTGATTCCGATTCCCGGCACACCAGAGTATCCATCAGTCTGATCACCAGCCATAGTTTGAATAAGGTGCCATCGGTCACCCATCTCTTTTGTGATCTCAACCACTTCAGTGGATAGGTCAAAGAGTTCACCAGGGATCTGCCTCATGTCTTTATCAGGTGAACAAATGATGTTCCCTGGGTATTGCGTAGCATGAATACCAATAGCATCGTCTGCCTCTAGATATGGCATCACGATGACTTGGTTGTTCTCCTTTAGCTTGTTGATTACTCGACGGTATCCACAGGGCTTTTTCCTGTTACGGTGACCTTTGTAGCTGGCTGAGATAGCTTTGCGGAAATTAGCAGAATCAGAGAAGAAAAGAATAGAATCGTCGAAACAACCGATGTCATTAGCTATGTTGTAAAGTTCCCGCTCGACCATGTCATAAGCCTCAGTGAATCGGCTTGTGACTGTGATTACGTCATCGCCCCAATCAATCTCTGTCTCGTTAGCAGCGCAGCATTTGTAGACAATGAAGTCTGCATCAATCAGCAGTGTCATTTACCTTGCCCCACTCGAAGTTTTCGCCCGTGAGAAGGAAGGCTCCTTTTTCCATTGCCTTGATGGGTGTGCTTAAACTTTGCTCGTGATTGGAACTTCTTAAGTGCGAGCTGGGTTTTAGATTTGTTCTTGGGTGGCATTCGTATTTAATGAAAGGTATAGCGCAGCTTTAAGAATCCCTGCTAGGTTGTCTCCAAGCTTCCCTATCGATGTATTGCATTCTCCGCAGATCCATCCACGGAATGCGTTGGATTCGTGGCAGTGATCAACGACCAGCTTTGTTGTAGCTTTCCCACAACATTGACAAATGTCTGGCTTGTTTGGAGCGTCGATCTTGACTTGCTTTAGAACTGATTGATAGACACGACAGCATTGCTTGCATCGTGAGTCATGCCTATCTAGATCGCTTCTCTTCTTGTGAAACTCACTGTATGGTTTATCAACACCACACAGCCTGCATTTCTTAGTGGACTTCGGCCCAGTTGAATCCTTGCTTAGCTTCTGCTGCAATTGGGACTCTAAGGTTGTAATGCTCTCCAGCAGACTGAGCTGCCCAGCACAAGGTAAATTTGAGATCCTGCGCATATGATTCTTCGCACTCAAACTGGAGCTCGTCATGGACAAACGCCAATTGATTTGCCTTGATGTTTGCCTCTTTCATGGTCTCGTTGGTGATCACCATCCAACGCTTTGCAATGCAGGCGGCTGACCCCTGGAGGAGGTAGTTCAGAGCTTTGTGAGGTACATCACAAGCAATGCGGCGACCGTCAACAGCGCAGATGTGCTTATCGTTTTTCGCCTTACGCTTAACCGCCTCAACCAGTTTCTGCAAACCTGGAATTGCATCCATGTATGCCTGGCGGATCTCCTTACCCTTTGCAATTGCTTTATCATCAGTGAGTTGTGGGTCGTAGCTAAGTCCGATCTTCTTGTCACCAGCACCGTACAGGAATGCATACGTAACTGTCTTCACTAAGCGTCTACTGATTCCGATCTTGTCTGCGTTCTCTTGGTGAATGTCCCCGTTGAGAAGAACATCTGCGTACCGGCCTCGATCATATCGAGCCAGGTAATGTCCAAGCATCCGCAGTTCAATACCTGCGAGGTCAGCACCAACCATGACAAGACCAGGGCTAGCTCGAAATAGCTTTCTAAATTCAAGTTCACTTGGCACTTGACCTAGGTTTGGCTTTCTGTGTGCGCATCTATTAGTGTTAGTTGAAACCGAACAGTGATGATGAATCCTGTTCTTAGTCACTAGCTTGAGCCATGCGTTGACTCCTTCAGTTAACATCCCAAGCTGCTTTGTCAATTCCAAGCAGCGAAAGAAGTCCAAGGCGATTGGGCTCCCAATGTCTTTGAGGACTACTTCGTCAATGACTGGCTTACCTTTATCTGTGAATTCAGTAGGCTTCCAGTCATAGAAGGTCTGCATGACCCAAGCAATGTGATCTCTGCTTGTAGGGTTCAGTTCTTTCAGACGAGTTGACTCACACCCTGCGAAATACCCTTGTGTTTTATTAGGTCGTTTTGGATTAAAGATTGTTCCTGCAACGAAAGGGTGCCTGTCTCGAAGTACTTGACTAAGACTTTCAAGCTCACGTCTGAGAGTTGATTCAAGTTCCCATGCAGCAGGCTCATCAAAGTACCATCCATGTATCTCTTGATCTGTAAGTATCCTTGCTACCTCGTGCTCTAACGAGACCCAGTCAGGTAGGGTTGGAAATGTGTCCATAGTTTTGTGGTAACTTTTACGTCTTGAATCATGTAATCCTGCATCTCCTCTGACCAATTCCTCCAGTCAGTGGACTTGCTAAAGGATCCTTTGTACTCACCTAAGCGATAACCGTACGATTCAAGAGAGTGCCTGCCATACAGCTGCAATGGCATCTGCTTCAGCTTTCGTTTGTCTAGGTTGTCTAGATCAAGACGGTTGGCGAAGTACAACCGGCTTAGGATCAGTGTGTCTATCACAAGTCCGCTAGGTGCAAACCATGGGTACAGTTTCTTGATTACAGGCAGGTCATAGCCAATGATGTTATGCCCAATAATTGCAGAGGCGTCTTCAAGGAGCTGAACACCCTTTGTGATTGGCTGAGCATTACCCGTATCATTGAAGACAAGCGTCTCCTTGGTATCGAGATCGTAGATACCAATACAGTGGATACAGGTAACATCATTGTAGAGACCGTTTGTTTCGATATCGAAGACAAGGTTCATTGAATCTCCAGCTCGTTGGCGATTGCAAGGAGCACGGCGCGTTTGGCTGCTGCGTGAACATCACAGCATGAGTAATAGGTCAGCCGCTGGATTGGCACCACCTGATCCGCAGCAGCTCGCAGGGCGGCGGGGAGGGCGCCGTGCATCAAGTTTTCGGCTATGTGATCACCATGCAATGGGTACTTGCCGAAGGCATCCAGCACCGCCTGCGCAGCCGCTGAGAGGTCAGCCATTGGCTCCCTCCAGCTCGGCGGCTATGGCGAGAATCTCATTCATTGCCTTTGTGTATCCCCACTGTGCTGCAGTCCAGTAAGACAGTGTTCTTCCTCTTATTTGTTCCCATTGGTTAATGGTTGAAAATGGAACGTCTATCTGCTTATCTTTATCAATTGCAGCAGCTCGCAGGGCAGCAGCGATGGCAGGCAGGTAGTGCCAATCATCCGGCTTGCCACTGGCAGCTCGGTTGAAGTCCCAGAACACTTGTTGCGCGGCGGGGGAGAGGTCAGTCATTTACCTACCCAAACAAAGGTCTTGTCTTTGAATTGGGCTTTAGCAATAGCTTCTGCTGTAGGAGGTTTTGGACGTTCTAACTGTGCCAAATAGTTGAATGCTCGATCCCAACGCTCTTTAGCTTTATCAGGATCTCTCCAAACAGGTTTCATAGGCAGTCTTCCTTGAAGATTCCAAGGATCAGGGCAGTCAACCCATGGCTGGTCAGAAATCTGGGTTTGCGTCGAATTCTTCTTCGGCTTCACTTTCAATAAACTTACAAGTGGATAGGTCGTAGCTCAGCTTGCAAGCGACGCCAACTTCGCCTGAATACCGATTCTTAAGGACTCGCACTGTCGTGCTATTTCCCTCAGATGAGGACTGTTGGTTTCGCTCAAGTGCAATAACTCCGTCAGAGAGTTGTGCAATTGCTGCACTTCCCCTGAGCTGCCCAAGAGTGACCCGAGCTCCTTCTTCGTGATTCTTGTCATTAGCTGTACGTCTGAGGTGTGATACAAGGAACATCGCCACACCAGTCCGCTCAACCAACGACCGGAGCTTGGTCATGGTGGTGTCGATCATGCGCCTTTCATCACCATCAAGACCACTGAGCAGTATCGAGAGGTGATCTAGAAAGATGACCCTCGCATCAAGACCTGCTGCCAGGTACTCAATTCTGTTGTAGATGAGATCAGGATCATAAGAACCAAAGCCATCGAAAAGAAAGAGATTCCAGTTAGCAAGAGTTGCTTGATAAGCTTCGGTGAGAGTAGATCTTTCATGTGTGCCCATGTAAAGGTTTTGACCAACTCCTACGGACATCAGTCCGAGAGCTGTGCGACGATTGGACTCTTCGAGAGCCAGATATCCAACTCGTTCTCCGGCACTGAGAACGTGAGTTGCCAACTCTCTACAGAATGAGGATTTGCCAATGCCACTCCCTGCAGTAATTGAAACAAGCTCCCCGTATCTGATCCCGTGAAATTTATCTTGTAAACCCCTGTATGGGTAGTCATGATCGGCAGGTGGTGTTGGTGTGGTTACTAGCTCTAAGAGAGAAGAGCCTTCAACGATCCCATCTGGACGATAAGGTTTTGCGTCCCAAATAGCGCGACAAACCGCTTCAGCGTCATTGGCAGAGAGGGCGTCAGACGCATCTTTGTAATCGCCTTGTAGGTGAGCAATCTTGACCTTGCCCGGTGGCAGTACGCTTGCTGCCTCCTCCGTTGCTTTACGGCCTGCGTCGTCATTGTCGAAGAACAGGACAATCTCCTCATAACCCTGAAGCCAGGGGAGAGCCCGTTGAATCGACTTCTTGGCCGCTGCGGCACCGCTAGGTAAAGAGACCATCGGCCACCCCGACATAGCTTCGTAACATGAAGCCGCATCGAGCTCGCCTTCTGTAATGACCACTCTCCGTCCAGTGGAGGGAAACAAATGTTGTCCAAAGAGGGTTCCAGGGACTTCGCCTTCATAACTGAAATCTTTCTGCTTAGTCTTTACTTTGCAGCCTTTAATGATTCCAGTGCTGTCGAAATAATAGAACCGTAGAATGTCTCCGTCGCGGTGGATTTTGTACTTTTGACAGGTCTTTTCTGAGATGCGTCTTTTGGGTAGACGCTCGGCATTTCCTTGGATTCTGACATTGGCCGACATTTTGTGATTGTGAACAACTTCTTCGGGGTTGTCGTAGGTGTTGCAGACATAGCAATAGGTGTGACCATCGGAGTACAACGAGTTGCCATCCGATGATCCACAATGCTCACAAGGCAAGTGCCTGACGAACTCGCTCGTGCAGTCGTTCGTACTCATTGACTTGACCTTTGTGGTATTCACACCAATCTTTGAGAGCCAGTAGAAAACCTTTGACTAGGTTGTCGCCATACTCAGGAGAATCAGCCTGGGCATCAGCCACAAAGTCCTGAAAGAAATGCTCGGCATAATATTCAGGAGTGCCGTAGTAGTTGCTTACGTTAGCCATGTGATTGGGATGGAGTGGAATGCACACCACATAAACCCGTGCTTCTCAG